AGTGCCGCGGGGGCCGGAATGGTTGTCGGTGCCGTCGCGGTGGTCAATCCGTACCCGGGATCGCCACTTGATATCCGCTTCATTAGCTGCTGTACCGCGGCCCACGGACCGTATGCATTGACCTGTCGGAACGCGACAGCCTTACCGTTCTCTCCGTACACGGCAATCGAGAACTGCTCCGACATCTCGGACCCCTTCCTGGTTGTACCGGCCTGGCGCGCCTTGTAGGCAGTAACCGCGGGGTCCGGAAGGCAACCCGTAGGTCCCACGTGCGGATAGGTGCCCTCGCAATACGGGCACTTGTCGACCTTGTCAGTCATCGCTATCTTCCTCTTCATCGGCGGTTCCGCTTTGCACGATCTGCACCTGGAACTCGGCGCCGTTCTCGAACCGGAACACCAGGCCCTCGTTGTACGTCATCAGACCGGCATCCCGGTACGAATCCATTCCGAGAGTGGGCAGTTCGTTAAACGCGATCACGGCCTCTTGCAGCCACTCGCGCATTTCGGTATCGGTCCGGGGCACGTCCTCGAACGCGTTGAATGTGGTCATGGCCGGCGAACTCCCTTCGCGATCTTCACGGGCACTCCGAGGGTATAGGCCGCGTCACGCTCATCCGCGGTTGTCGCGACAATGGCGGTGTTCCACGCCTCTTCGAGGGCCGCGAGTGCGTCCTCTTCGGCCTCGAAGTGGTACTCCGGCAGGGCCAGCGTGAATTCGGCGGCCCGCGGGTCGTCCGGGTGCGGAATGATATGCACGTCCCGGCCCTCGCGAATGGCGATCAGGCATAGCGGGTGCGAGCAATCGCGCTCGGCACTCAGCCACGCAATCGGGTTGCCGTTGCGGTCATACTCGGTCATCATCGGGCCACTTCTCCATCCCCGAAGAACCACACGATCTCCGGCGCTTTGTCGGTCAGGGTGTATTCGGTGAAGGCGAATTCCGCCTCGGGGTTCGTGAACGCGGCGGCCCACTTCTCGACAATGGCCATCCGCTCCAAGTGCGCCGCCTGGTATTCGCGGTCACCGGCGGAATCGTGCAGGTCATCCATCAGGTTACCGTAGTAGTCCTGAAGGGCCTCGGGGAACGAAATGGTGTCGCCCTCCGCGATGCGGGACTCCATCTCCTCGGTAATCTCCTGGATGACGTCCAGGTCATTCATCGCCACTTCGCCGGTGTTCATGAACGTCGCGAAGTCACGGCGCATTGCCTCAGTGTCTGTCATGGTTCCTCGTCTCTGGGTGATGCATCCAGTCTAGCAGACACCGCGGCGCGCCGGCAAGTTGGGTTGTACCGGCACGACCGCGGTGAGCTGGGGCTATGCGATCAATCCCGCTTCCCGCGCCTCGGCACGTGTCATGTACTCGAGACGGATTAGACACTTGCGCCACGGGGAACCCTTCGGCCCGGGCGTTGGCAGGGCCTTTACGATCGGCTGGCATTCGGCGCACGGGTCGTTGATCTTCTGAAAGCCGCACTGGTGCCCCCACGCGGCTTGGGAGGCACACGGGTGGCATAGCCCGAGACGGCGATAGCGTCGGCGCTTACGCTCAAACGCCCGGGCCTGTGCCTTTGTCTCCGGCTCGTCGCGGCTGGACTTCCGCTTGCGGGCTATCAGCGCGGCTTCGTTCTTCGCGGCGCGCCGCTTCATAGTGCGCATGCTCACACCCGCCGTGGCGCGGCGGGTCTTTCTAGCGGTCATCGGGGACCGCCCCCTTTCCTCGGACACTCCAGCCTACCAGAACCTGCCTGACCTGTCAACCGGGCCCATCCCATTCGCGGGGTCAGTGGCACCGGAATGCTGACGGGTCAGGCAGGGTTGTACCGGGCATCTGTGGCTGGTCACCCCTCCAGTTCCGAGCGATTGGAATCGAGCTTCTTGAAGCCGAGATCGGCCTCTCGGCCGGCCTGCTGACCGGCGTAATACCCGGCCATTGACTTCGACCCGCGGGTACGCCGGGCAGTCTTTGTCGAGACGCCGAACATCTGGTCGACCCAGGACCGGATCTCGTCCTCCTTGGAGCGGATCGCCAACGCGCTGCCGGGAGTGGCGGCATCGGCGAAGTCAGTCACCTCGCGGGAGATGGCGTTGAACCGGCCCTCCACGACATACGCGAACTGCGCCCAGAACCCGCGGCGGAAGGTACGCTCCACCTCCGCGGGGCGTCCGAGAAGGTCACGCTCCTCGACATGACTGCGGTAACGCACCGCGGCCTGGAGAATGGCCTGCCGGTTAAGCGACTCCCACAGCATCTTGCCGGTCTCGATGTCCGAGGTGTACCCGAACGCGACTAGCTTGAGCGTGTTGCCGGTGCCCCACCTCAGTAGGTAACACCCGGCGAATCGGAACACGACACCGGCCAGTTGCATCTGCTGCATCTTCGGCCGGCCGAGCTTGATCTCGTATTTGTCCTTCTCCTCCTGCGCCGTACGCTTTCGCGCATCGGTCTGTCGCAGTGCCGAGTTCGGGTCGCGGGCGGCCTGGCGGGCCATCGTGAGGTCGATCTCGTACTTCTTGGCCAGCCGCATTGCGCCGTCCGAGAAGGCCTGGGCTTCCTCGGGGGTGCCAGCCGCTTCGGCCTTCCGCAGCAGTGCGGCAATGGCTTCCACGCGCTCGGTCTGATCCTTCTTGCTCATCGCGGGCATTTCGTTGCCTTTCCTCTTGGTTGTACCGGCTCAGCGTGTCCGTGGCTTGTACGGCTTTGTGCGCGGCAATCTTCTATCGAGCGTGAGACCCTTCTCCGCCAGCTTGACTCGGTAGCGCTTAATCGCCGCTGCACCCGGACCGATCCGGTAGTATTCGGCGTGTGCGTCCCGGCAGGGACGACACTTACAGTGGTGGTTGTTAACCCCACCGTATTTCCCGTGCCACTGCGCATCCGGCAGCGTGCAGACACCATCTACGCAGCAGATTTGGTACGCCATGTCACACCTCTAGGTTGCCGAGGACTTCGATTGCGTCCTCTATCGCGGTATCGAACTTCTCGTTGCACTCCTGCAGCCACTCCCGGCGCTCCTCGGTGGAACCGCCTTCCGGTTCGGGGGAGGGCTCATCCGGCGCACTCCACGACTCGAGCTCGTTGGCCCAATCGGTTAGCGCGTCGCGCCACGGTCCGAAGCGGTCTTCGTTCATCGCCGGTAGACCGTCAATCGCCTGTTCGTACTCGTCAGCGACATCCGTGGCGGCCCCCGCGGCTTCCTGAAGGGCGGATTCGATATCGCCGAACTGCTCCTCCCACGGTACCGAGTCGTCCCACTTGAGGGAACGGATGTTCGTTTCGGCGTCCTCCTGTGCCTCGTACACCGCGGATAGCTTGTTGTCCTCGAGCTCGGAACGCCGTGGTGCGCATTCCGGCTTCAGGCAGCGGCGGACCTTGATCCTCCCGCGAAACCCGGGCTTGAAGTAGCGGTACGTCTCGCCCTTCTCGATCGGGTCGTGGCACTTCGTGCAGGTGTAAGGCTTCATCGCCTTCACGGTCTTAACCCTAGCGGGCATCTGACGTGCTCCTTTCGGTTTCGCGCATTACGCGCCGGTACTCACTGGCGGGGTTAGCTGATACGAGAATCCATCGGCCTCCGAATCGGCTGACCCGGGTAAACGAATCCTCGAGCGTGCCCGCGATCCAGATGACGCCGGCAGGTCGATTCTGGTCCTGCCAGCCCCAGTTCGTTGCGGGGGCCTCTGTCGCGGTGGTGGTCATGCATCCAGTCTACAGGGTCGCGCAGATGGTGTCAAGCTGGCATAGCCCCAGCTCAGGACGCGGGCCGGTACAACCAGGCACTGCGAGTTGTCAACGTGGCAGCTCAGCCGCGGGGTCCACCGTGCGAAGGACCGGGAGCGCCACTTCCCCCGCCGCCACCGAGAACGGTTGCGGGAGGTCCGACCACTACGGCGTACTCTCCTTCGCCACTAGGGTGCGCGATTGCGGTGTGGTGCAATAGCAGTGCATACGCAATCAGTGCGTACACCGCTTTATCTTGGTACGTGTCCGTAACCGCTTCGTTACTCGGTGACTTACCACGGTGTCGAAGGGCGGACAGGCGCGCTAGCTTCTGCACTTCGTTGAAGTCAGCCGCCTCCCACGGGTGAATACCGAAGTGCTCAGACGTGGCATGGAAGTTTGACGCCCACGCATCGTCACTCGTTGAGTAGTCCTGTCCCTTCCGGACGAACGTCTCGACCATCGCTGAGAGAGCATCGAACAAGTGATCAGGTACCTCAAGCGTCTTCATCGTCACCGATCCGTGGATATATCATACCGAAGCCCAGTCCTTCACGTCGCCCAGATTCGATCCCACCTTCGCCGAGACATCGAATCCGACCCCCTTCGTGTCGAACAACGGTTCCGCCATTACGTTGCGGACAATGTCGATCCCTTGTTCGAGACGATCTTCACGGATCTCAGTCACTACCTCGTCATGCACCGTATAGAGGGGGAAGCCGATACCCTTGAGTGCGGTTTCAAGCTTGACCAACGCCATTGAACACATATCCGAAGCCGTTGACTGAATGGGGAAATTACATGCTTGGTTCTGCACCTCGTGCTTATTCTGCCACGTGATCAACTGCCAGTGCCGCTTCCTTCCGAACGGGGTGGTCAACTCTCCGTTGGTCAGCGCCTCGTCCATTCGGTCCCGCTGCCACTGGTAGTAGTCCGGGTAGACACCCCAGAACGCGTCAATGAATAGTTGCGCCTTAGTGCGCCGTTCCGCCTCGGGGATCTCCACCCCGCCCAGCACATCCAGTAGGGGACCCCGGCAGAGGGTGAACGCACTGCGGTTATACATCACCCCGAAGGTAACCCGCTTAGCGGCATGGCGGTCGGCATCGTCCACCGTTTCGCGGCGGAACATATACCGGGCCGTTACCGCATGCGGGTCACTGGCCAGCAAGGTCTGGGCTAGCTGCGGGTCTCCGGATAGGGCAGCGGCGACGCGCATTTCGAGCTGCTTGTAGTCAAACGCAGCGATGACATATCCCGGTCGAGCGGGGAATAGGCGTCTGGTCTCGGCAGCAAAATCCTCATCTGCAAGCAGCCGATGGGCCCCGTAATGAGGTAGCACCTGCAGCAGCGGCTTGACCACCAAACGACCAGTAGCAGTACCAGCGAGATTGAAGTCGGGATGGATGAGACCATCGGGGTCGATCTCCCTCAATAGGCCGATTACGTATGTGCGGAATAGCTTGAAGTAGATGCGGTACTGCTGCATCAACTGCCCGAACGGGTGGTCCTCGTGTCCGATCAGGAAGTCCGCGTCCACTGACCGGGGGTTCCGTTGCCGGTTCCACTTGGACGTGAATTTACGGTTAGTGGTGCCATCGGTCGGGGCCAGCCCAAGCACGTCAAACGCTAGGTGCGCCAACTGCGGGTGGCTATTCGGGTTGAAGCGGTCCTGCTTCGCAATCTTCGGGTCAAGGGGCCACCCGACCTCCCTTGCGAGACCGTCCAGCTGATCGTGGTAGTGCTGTACCTTACCGCCCCAGTTGAACTGCAGGTCATCGAACTGCGTGGTGTCTACGGGGAGTCCCCGCGCGGCGATTCGTCCGCACGTGAGGGCCAGTGGCTGTAGAACGTTCTGCACCAGCCCCATCGTACCTTCGTCACGTACCATTCCGGGTAGGAGCCGGTTGAGCTCGTAGCCATTATAAACGTCATCAACGCCGTATCGGGCAAGCTGTCGCCATTGCGCAGGAGACTGCGGACCCTTCTGGTGTCGGTACCCGGCATCCCTCAGTCCTCGTTTATAGGCGGGAGCGTTGAGCCAAGTTCGGGATAGGGGCTCAAGCCCAACGCTGCCCTGACGTTCGGAGAGGCCAAGACCGAGGAGAAGCGTATCTCGAATGTTAGCGTCGTCCGGGCAAACGGAAAGGTTGTGTCGGAAAACGCGGGTGTCATAGGTAGCGATGTTATGTCCGGTGAATCGGATCGCGGGGTGGGTGAGGAGCTTACGGAGTCCGGATCGCCCTCGCTTGGTGAGGCAGGTGACATCGATTGCACACGCCCTTCGTCCATCGTAGAATTGGATCATCAGCCACTTATCTCGTTCGGGGTGTGGCCTACCCTTGCCCTTCGGCTTGAGGCCGTTGGCGATCTCATACGGGCTCTGGAGCGTCTGCGATTCGGTGTCCACGGATACGGTATACTTTCCCTCCCGCGCTCTCCGGAGATAGTACTTGATCGCTTTGACGGCCCCTTCTTCGGTGGTAAAGAAGGTCCACCGCAGATTGCGGCGACCCGGGTCCGGGAACGGCGTTTCACCCGAAAGGAACCGCGAGGTGCGCCATATGGTGTTCGCTATCGGGGGATAGAACCCGTCGCTTCGAAGGGCCGCGGCCGGGTGCCAAGTGGAAATCGCCCACGTATCGAGATCCGGCAACCACTGCAGTACCCCTTCGGCATTGCCCAGCGTGTCGTTGGTACTGCATACCTGTGCGAATGCGGCCTTGCCCAGGGTCAGGATCAGCTTCGGGCGCCGCCTCTTGATCTCCGTGAAGAGGCGGGGCTGACAGCTGGCAAGCTCAGCTTTATTCGGCTTGATCGGGCACATTACCGCGTTCGTCAGGTAGCACTCACCGCGGTCGATTCCGTACTGAGCGAGGGTAGCGTCCAGCAGTTCACCGGACCGCCCTACGAAAGGTCGACCCGTGACTATCTCCGTGTCACCGGGACCCTCACCGACAATTACCAGCTCAGCATGCAAGGGACCCTCACCGCCGCACCAGCCACGACGAGGAGGCGGTACCCAGGGGCACCCCGCACAGCCACTACTGAGCGTTCGCTTCATGGTAACCAGTCTAACCGGTTTCTGGAAGGGGAACAAGCTTCACTGCGCGCGGGTCAACGGAGTGCTGGCACTCACACCACGACCTTCCCCGACACTGCGAATGGTATCCGCGCGCCACTTCGATAAGTAGCGTAATATCGAATAGTTGCGTGTCATCGCCAAGGCGTAGTGTCGCACCACCGGCGCGGCAGGGCGAGCATATCACTCGGCATACTCCGTTGGGTCTTCGACCCCCGCGAACTTAAACGCATCCTTTCTCGCCCGACACGAACTGCACAGGCCGCACTGCAGCTTCCCGCCGGCATAGCACGACCAGGTGTCGGTGTCCCACGGGACGCCAGCGTCTTCACCGTACTTTACGATCTCGCCCTTGGTAAAGGTGACCAGTGGCGCATAGAGCTCGATCGGGACCGGCGCATAGAGCTCGATCGGGGCCCGGGTCGCATACCCGATTAGCCGCTGGTAGGCATCCAGCCACCCGCGACTGTTGTCCGAGTACGCCTCTGCCGCCGATTCGTTGATCCCGACCACGATTCGCGAGAATTTCCCCGCTTCGGCATAGGCCAGGGCCAGAGCGACAAATACGGTATTGCGGGCCGGGACCCATTCGTGTGCGACACCGTACTGCGGACTGGTCTCGATGGTCCCGCTGGTCAACGGTGACGGGATGTTGTCCTTGAAGAAGTCCAACGGTATCCGCTTGACCACCGTTAGTCCGAGACGCTCATTGGGGCTGCGTGCGATATCCCAGCCGTTCAGCGCTAGGGCAATCGCCTTGGTCGCCGCCCACTCCTGCTCCCGCGCTTTCTGCCCGTAATCGAAGTGCAGCAATCGCATCGGTCCGGGGTGTACCTGCTGGGTCGCCCACGCGGCAACATACGAATCGAGTCCTCCACCGCAAAGGACCAGTGATGCTTCGGTCATCTAGGCCTCCTTAATCGCAGCCGGGGTTAATCAGCAGGGGAGTAAGCGAGCCGCCATCGAATTCAGCTGTCGGTGGGACCTCCTTGTAGACCCGACCCTTCTGGTCGATCCACCCGATGCGGCGCAACTGAACGGTTGCCCGCGGCACATCGTGTTCGCATTGCCGGGTATCCGTTCTGGATACGTGTGCCGCGGTGTCCCAGGACTGTCCTTCGTATAGGGTCAGGTCGGTTTGCGTCATAGCTGATATGCTCCGTTCTCGGCATAGTGTGACCAGGCCTCGAGTGACTCGAAGAGCACCTTTGGATCGAAGCCGGCTGGCGGATCGTATCCGAAATACTTGACGCTGCCGCCCAGCGATTCCCGCCCGGGGTACGGCACCGTTACCGGCGCGGGAGGGAACAGCGGATCACCGTTAAGGGCCCAAACGGCGAACTTCGAGGTGTCCGCGGAGGTGACGTGCCGGAAGATCGGTGACCGCAGTTCGTATGCCTGCTCGCTCACCCCGAGTAGGTGCACGTTCCGCTGGTTGATCCCCGGTTCGGTCTGCAGTATGCGAATCCGCCGTATGCGCCGCTCAAAGGCCAGCTGGTCGTTTTCGAGTCGCCGCTCCAACGACACCCCGAACCAGTCAATCACCGGGTCACGAAGGGCATACAACTGCCGGACACAGGCCAGGAAATCGGAGTGCTCCACCCCGTGCGGAACGGCCATCAGGTACGAGTCCGGTGAAAGGGCGTGAGCGCGGGGGGAGCAGACCTTGGCTAGGGCAACGGTCTGTTCCCAGTCATCTATTACGTCCGGAAGGTTAATCACCGTTGGGTGCAGAAGCTGAATCGCCATCGACCACTCGTCAAGATTAAGCGGCTCGTTCTCGTGCACCGGGTTGTCGAGGATTACGAGCTTCCCCGCGGCTACCTGCTGCCGGTGGAATTCGGCATAGAACTCGTCCCGGACGATCAGGTTGCTCAGGCACAGGAACGCGTCCTGGTGGTACGTGTGCGGCAAGAGCGCCGTGGGCACGATATGGGCCAACTTCATCGAGCTAACTCCCTAGCGAGACAAGGGTAAGGAACTCCGCGCGGGTGGACGCACTGGTCTGGTGCAGTCCCCGGACGGCTGAGGTGGTGGTAAGGGCACCGGGATCGCTCACCCCGCGGATAGACATGCACCCGTGCTGAGCGCGGATGACGACCATGCAGCCCTTCGGTTTCAGATACATCTCGAGGGCATCTGCGATCTGGTCCGTGACGCGTTCCTGAACGGTAAGCTGGTGTGCGTAGTGGTCGACCAGCTTTACGAGCTTGGATAGGCCGCAGATGTTCGCATCGGGAAGGTAGCCCACATACGCCACCCCTTCCACCGGCAGGAGGTGGTGTGCGCACATCGACACATAGCGAACCGGACCGACCTGCACCAGTGACGAATACGCGTCCGTGAAGGTGACGTCCAGTATGTCGGACACCCCCGCGTCCGATACCCGTTGGAAGCGGGATAGCGATTCCGCGACCCTTTGCGGGGTACGGAGGAAGTGCTGGCTGTCACCGTCAACGGCATAGCCGAGCTGAGCGAGAATCTCGATTACGGCAGCTTCCAGCGGTTCATTACGTACCACGGTATCACGTTCCTCGCGTATCGCCGAATGCTAGTATTTGTAGCCGAGAGGTGATGTTCCAGCCACGGCTAACTGCCCACGGAGTCCATACCTGCAACCCGTGTTCGATCTCTGCGGTAGTGGTGCCCACCGGCATCAGCCATACCCGGTAGTCCGGAATGCCGTACCCCTTGAGGATGGTCTCTATCTCCTCGAGTTGGCTTAGCTGGGTCGCGGTCTCTCCGTCCTCCACCACGAACTTAAACACCGCCCGTGGTGCCGATTGCAGGATACCCAGCGCGGGGGTGCGCCGCAGTTCCAGTTCGTTACCTGAGTGCTTGAGCTTCGGTGACACGTTGAAGGTCACGTTCTCAAACGCGAGCAGTTCACCTGGGTCGAGGGTTCCCGCTGTCTCGATCTCAAACGCGAATCGCCTCTGCGGGTAATCATTGCACGCCGAGATCAGCTTCGCAACCGGTTCCAGCTGGAGGAGTGGCTCACCCCCGGTAATCACGACCAAGCGGCATTCCGACTTGAAGATCTGGTCGGTGGCCTCGTAGAGGCTCATCCGCTTGAGCTCAGTGCGGGGATCGAATGGCGCCAGGGACTTGTCGTGCATCGCAACGTGCCGGTCGTCAAAGACCCACGTATAACCCGAGTCGCACCACTTACAGTGCAGGTTGCACCCGCCAAGGCGAATGAAGAACGCGGGTACTCCGGAGCTCGGCCCTTCGCCCTGCACCGTTTTGAATGTCTCCGAGACGAGCAGCCAATCCCGAGGCTTGAGCTCGGTCATAGTGGCGCATCCTCATCGATCGGTCGAGGCGGGATTCTAACCGGCATATCCGGAAGATCGGGGGCCGGGTAGTAGAGATTCCGCTCATCGGGGTGGCGCTTTTCGATCGGCTCGAGCCGTCCGAGGATATCGGTGAGGCACTGGGTGCCGATTTCCGCTGGTAGTCCGTCACCGGACCAGGTACCCGAGTTGACCGGGGTCTCTTCGACCTGTACCCCGATCGAGAATACGAGCGGAATGGCGAGCGCGGTCTGGGCCCACTGCCCGATCCACATCGCAATGTTCTCCGTGGTCGGGTCCCCTTCGCACGCGCGTAGCCCGGGTATCCGGTAAACGAGCCCGCTCGAACTTCCACCGCCGCCTCCTCCCGCGACGACATTGGCAGAACCGCTTGCACCGAAGGTCGTGTTTCCTCCCGCCCCCGCGCTATCCCCGAAGAGCGGTTGTGCGAACGGGTCGACCTTGTTCAGTAGGCACTGGTGGTCGAGGTAGTGGTCGATGAAGCCACGGAACTCGCGCTTGAGGTGACCGAACTCGATGCTGGCTAGTAGGCCGTTCTCGTCCACCTCACCCGTCAGGGTCAGCCGAATCTTGAGGCCGTGTCCGTGAATCCGGGCGCACTTGCCGGGGGTCAGGAATAGCCGGTGGGCTACCTCTGCGGTATGGCTTACGGCGATGGTCCTTGTCGGTTGCAATGCGTTTCCTCTCGCGGTAT